TATCTGCAAATTTAAATAGTGTACTATAACTGCAAACGCTGATGTTAATGTAACCGGTCAAGATCTAACAGTTCAAGATAATGTTCCAGAGGTTACTGGAGATGCTAATGTTAATGTAACTGGACAATCACTAACTGCTACAGAAGGAGATTTAACAGTAACTGCAGGTGCGAATGTTAATGTAACCGGTCAAGAATTAACGGTTCAAGAAAATGATGTCGAAGCTATAGGAAATGCAGATGTTTTTGTAACTGGAATTAATTTGACAGTTGCAGAAGGAACATTTAAAACAATTATTTGGAACCCCGTAAATACGGGCTCAGGGACAACTTATACCAATATAAATACAGGTACAGCTAGCAGTTGGGCAGAAGTCAACACAGGTACAACTTCACCTTGGAAAGAGGTTGCTTGACAATAATGTCTAAGTTTATTACTATTTAACACTTTAAGGAATATAAAATATGGCAAATTCAACATCAGCAAATTTAAAACTAACGGTTCAGGCGACAGGTGAAAACTCTGGAACTTGGGGTCAAATTACAAATACAAACTTACTTATTTTAGAACAAGCAATTGGTGGTTATGACGCGGTTGGAGTTACAACTGGAGCAACTTTAGCTTTTACAAATGGTGCTTTATCTAATGGTAAAAATAAAGTTTTAAAATTAACTGGAACTATCGCTGGAAATGTAGACGTAATAGTACCCGATAGTGTTGAAAAAACCTACGTCATACAAAATGCAACTACGGGTGCTTTTACAGTAACAGTTAAAACAACCTCTGGAACGGGACCTACTTTTGCAGCCACAGATAAGACAAATAAACTTGTATATTCTGATGGAACTGATATTGTAGAGTACAGTAATAATTTATCAGGTGTTGCTAGTAACGGGTTTTCCGTTGCCATGGCAATAGCCCTCTAGGAGAATAAAATATGGCACAAGATTTTACAAGATATAGCGCAGAAGCAACAAACAGTGCAGTAACTGTATTTACAGCAGATTCAAATGATGCTGTTATTGGAGTAAGAGTTACAAACACAACAGCTGCAGCGATTACAATTGATGTATGGGTTTCTGTAACAGGATCTACAGACAGATACATTGCAAAAGATTTAAGTATTCCACCAGCAAGTTCCATTGAGCTTGTAACCGGTGGCGCTAAATTTGTAATGCAGAATACAGATGTATTAAAAGTACAAAGTGATACTGCAACTTCGGCTGATGTTTATGTGAGCGTCGTTGATTCAATAAGTGCATAAGGAGAATAAATGGATAGTTTATATACGACAACTTATATTGGTAACAAGCCTGGGTCACAAGATCTCTATACTCATGCAGAGACAATAGATAATATTTTAACAATTGAGTCTGCAGTCCTTGCAGGTCCAGTAACATTTTCAGAAACCGTAACCGTAACCGGAACTTTGGTAATTGTATAATGAGTGAAATAAAAGTAAATAAAGTCTCACCAAGAACAGGTACTTATGTTTCTTTAAATACAGTTGGTATGAAGAACATCATCATCAATGGAGATTTTTCACAGGCTCAAAGAGCTACTTCTGCTACTGGATTAGGTAATGGAGATGATGGTTATCACACTTGTGATAGATGGAAACTTCTTGAATCTGGTACACCTACTTATGAATTTACACAATCACAATCAACTGATGTTCCAAGTGGTCAAGGTTTTGCAACTTCTTTAAAAATGGATTGCACAACTGCTGATGCTTCTTTAAATGCTGATAATTTAATTAGAATTGCTCAAGTTATTGAAAGTCAAAATTTACAATATTTAAAATTTGGAACAGCTAATGCTGAAAGTCTAACAGCTTCATTTTGGGTTAAATCAAGCGTAACAGGAGATTATAATGTTCACTTATATAATTATGGTAGTGGTGGTGGTGCTAGAATTATATCATCAACTTATACAATTAATTCGGCAGATACTTGGGAAAAGAAAACAATAACTTACGATGGTGATACAGTAGAAGCATTTTTAAATGATAATACTGCTGGATTAAATTTAACATTTACTCTTGGTTCAGGAACAGATTACACATCAACTGATGCAACTTCTTGGGGTTCTTATTCAAGTGGCAAACTTGCTTATGGTCAAGTAGCTAATATTGCAAGTAGTACGGCTAATAATTTTTATATTACAGGAATACAATTAGAAGCTGGAACAACAGCATCTGATTTTGAGTTCTTGCCTGTTGATGTGAATTTAAATAGATGTCAGAGGTATTATCAAATGGTTGCTACAGGAACAAATGGTACTGCTGAACTTATTTGTAATGCATCTGCATATGCAACAGATAGAGCGTATGGTGTTTTAGATTTTATAAAAGAAATGAGAGCTGCTCCAAGTTTAGACCAAGCTTCTGGCTCTGGTTTTTATAATTATAGTAATGCAGGTAATTTAGATACTTTTGATAGTTTTGTTTTGCAAGGAGCTAGCACAAGAAAAGGAAGAATAGCTAACCAAGATGATATAGCTATTACTAGAGGTGAATCAGGTTGGTTTAGTGCTACAACAACAGGTGGTAATCTAGCCTTAGATTCGGAGTTATAATTATGATTAATACAATAACAAAAAACTATGATGGTATAACAAATGAATTTTGTGGTTATCAAGTAACCTATGTAAATTCTAACAGAGTTAAATCAGTACCACTAGACGAAGCAAACACAGATTACCAAGCAATCCAAGAATGGATAGCAGATGGTGGAACAGTAATAGATAATGGGGGGTGGAGAGTAATGGCATCAATATTAAAAGTAGACACGATCCAAGATCAAAGCGGCAATAACATTATTAATGAATCTGCTGATACGATCACGATTGGGGCATCAGGGGATACTATTAATGTTGTAGGGACATTACAAAACAATGGTGCTGCTGTTGGTGGAACTAACACTCCAAGTTTTCATGTATTAAAAGATGCTGCTCAAAGTGTTTCTAATAGCACTAGCACAGTAATAACATGGCAAACTGAAAGTTGGGATACTAACAGCGCTTTTGCATCGAATAAATTTACAGTACCAAGTGGTGAAGGTGGTAAATATTTTATTTATGCTTCATTAGTTATTGATGGACTTGCAGATGGTAAAACTTTTTATTCTCAAATAAGAAAAAATGGTTCAATTTTATTAACAGTTCAAGTACATACTGGTTTAGCTAGTTCAGTAAGTTCTTTTGTAAGTGGTCAAATTGAATTAGTAGCAACAGATTATGTAGAAATATCTGCCTTACACAATCATGGTTCAGCAAGAAATATAAGAGAAGGCAATAATCCAGGAAGTTTTTTTGGTGGATACAAAATAATAGAATAGGAAATAAATTATGGCACAACTAAGTACAAAAATAAAACTATACGCAAATCAAGAAATAGATTTTACAAAAGATGTATTACTTCAAGATGATGGTAATGGTCAAGGTGTATATATTAAAGAATGGAACTTAGATATTGCTAAACCAACTCAAGCACAATTAGATGCTTATGAGGCTCAAGCAACCACTTACGAAAACAACCAACAAATAATTTCTACTAGAAAATCTTTATATGGTTCTTGGGACAAGCAGCTTGAAGAAATTTACGATAATGGTATAGATAGCTGGAAGGCAAGGATCACACAGATTAAAACAGATAACCCAAAGGAAGCTGAATAATGAGCAAACTAGAAGTCGATGCAATAGAACCTCAATCAGGAACCACGTTAACACTAGGTGCGAGTGGAGATACTGTTAACATTGCATCAGGTGCAACATTCACATCTACAGGAATAGATGACAATGCAACAAGTACAGCTATTACTATTGATAGTTCAGAAAATATTGGTATTGGTACAAGTTCACCAACTGCTTTACTAGAATTATTTAAAGCAGGCACAACTCAAATTAAAAACGCATACAGTTCAACAAAATACAGTTTATTTGGAAGAACTAGTGGAAATTATTATTGGAGTTCGTATGAAGGTGGTGCTAATTTAATATTTTTCAACAAGTGGTTCAGATGATGCCACTACAGAACGTATGTGTATTACTAGTAGTGGAGGTGTAGATGTTGGTTCAGAAGGAACAGGAGGAACAGCAATAGGATTAAATGTGCATAATCATGGTTGGTCAACAATGGCTACTTTTAAAACAGGCACATCTACTGACGCACAATACGTTCAATTTATAAACAGTAATGGTGTTGTTGGTTCAATTAATATGAGTGGCTCATCTACATCTTACAACACTTCTTCTGACCACAGATTAAAAGAAAATGTTGATTATACTTTTGATGCAACAACAAGATTAAAACAATTAAAACCAGCAAGATTTAATTTTATTACAGATGCAACTAAAACAGTTGATGGATTTATTGCACATGAAGTATCAAGTGTAGTACCAGAAGCAATTAGTGGTGCAAAAGATGCAGTTGAAGATATTGGTAATATTACAGATGCTGATAATAACATTATCAAAGAAAATGTAACTGAACCAGATACTTTAGAAGATGGTCAAACATGGATTAAGACAGAAACAAAACCTGTTCATCAAGGTATCGACCAATCTAAATTAGTACCTTTACTAGTTAAAACTATTCAAGAACTAGAAGCTAGAATAACAACATTGGAGAACGCATAATGAACTTTAAGTTTGACGACAAAGATTATGATAGCGAAAAGTTATCTGATAATGGCAAGTTATATTTAGGTAAATTACAAGACCTTGGAATTAAAAAACAACAGCTATCTTTAGAATTTGCTGATTGTCAAGTGCTCCAAAAACATTATTCAGAGTTATTAAAAAAAGAATTACCTAAAGAAGAAGAAAAACAAGCTTCTAAAAAGTAACTAAAACCTTTATATTTATACAAAAGTATAATAGATTGTGTAAATGCTACAAAAACTTAATTTCAAACCGGGTTTCAATAAACAAGCCACTGAATCATGTGCAGAATCTCAATGGGTTGATGGTGATTTTGTTAGATTTAGATATGGTCTACCTGAGAAAATAGGGGGTTGGTCACAATTAACAAATACTAACACAACGTTACCAGGAGCAGCACGTTCACAACACACTTTCCTATCATTAGCGGGCGAAAAATATTCAGCGATTGGTACCTCACAAGGTTTATTTTTATATTATAACCAACAAATTTATGACATCACTCCCTTAGATACAGCCATCACAGGAGCAACTTTTGATGCTACATCAGGTTCAGCAACGGTTACTGTTAATAAAACAGCTCATGGTCTAGAAGATGGACGATATGTAAAATTCTCTAGTGTAACCGTTCCAACAGGATCAGGTTATGCAACAACTGATTTTACCGATAACACCTTTGAAATTACAAATGTTACAGTTAATGCATTTGATATTACGATGCCCTCAAATTCAGCGGCTACAACATCAGGCACAGGTTCAGCAGAAATTGATCCTTATGTTATTGTGGGTCCAACTTTTCAAACTGCTAACTTTGGTTGGGGTACTTCTTACTGGGGAGACTCTACTTGGGGAACAGCAAGAACTACAACAAGTGTAGTATTAGATCCAGGTTTATGGTCACTAGATAATTTTGGTCAAATACTTACTGCAACTATTATAAATGGTAAAACATTTACTTGGGACGCCGGAGCCGTTGGTGCAAGAGACACTAGAGCAACAGTTATGGCTAATGCACCCACTAAAACTAGATTAACTCAAGTTTCAGATAGAGATAGACACGTATTTCATTTTGGTACAGAAACAACTATTGGAGATCCAACGACACAAGACCCAATGTTTATAAGATTTTCAGATCAAGAAAACTTTAATACCTATACTCCAACAGCAACCAATACCGCAGGAACGTTTAGATTGGATAAAGGTAATGTGATTGTAGGAGCTGTATCCGGTAAAGATTATACATTAGTATTGACCGATTCATCCGCATACGTTATTCAATATGTGGGTCCACCCTTTACTTTTTCAGTTAGACAAGTAGGTACGAATTGTGGGTTAATAGGTCAAAACGCTTTAAGTTATTCTAATGGTGTGGTTTATTGGATGTCGGGTGAAGGTGGATTTTTTATGTATGATGGTACGGTTAAAATGCTACCTTGTCTTGTTGAAGATTTTGTATTCACAAACACAGGAAATAACTTAGGAGTTAATTATAGTTCTAGTCAATTAGTTTACTGTGAACACAATACTTTATATAATGAGATAAATTGGTTTTATCCAAAAGCAGGATCAACTCAAATTGACCGATTGGTTACTTATAATTATGGTGAGGATTGTTGGACCACTTCTTCTTTAGCTAGGAGTTCTTACGCTGATCAAGGTGTGTTTAACCTACCCTATGCAACCGATTATGGTAGCACTACAACCCCTAATTTTCCAATACAAGGAATAACTAATAAGTACGGTGCATCAACCTACTATGCTCAAGAAACCGGAACTGATCAAATCAATAGCACCGGGACAACTTCAATTAATGCTTTTATTTTATCTGGAGATTTTGAGATAACTAATAATAATAATATAGCGGATTTTACAGGTGACGGAGAATATATAATGTCCGTTAAAAGATTTATACCCGATTTTAAAATATTAACCGGTAATTCAAAAATTACTTTATATTTAAATGATTACCCAAGTGAGACAGCAGTGAGCTCTTCTTTAGGACCCTTTACAATCAGCACTACTACTAATAAAATAGATACACGTGCACGAGCAAGATTTGTAGCGATTCAAATAGCTAATGACGCTGTGGGTGAAACTTGGCGTTACGGTACACTAAGACTTGATGCACAACCAGATGGGAGAAGATAATGGCTAAAATAACTGCATACATACCTGAACCAAAACAAGATTACGAAGTAGAAAATCAAAGACAGATTTTACAGTCTTTAACTACTTTAAAAGATGAATTAAATTTTTCATTTCAAAATGATTTAAAAGAAGAACAAGATACCTATAATTATTTTTTATCCTAATGACTATACAATATAGAAACGAAACTTTTGATCTGACTACTACTAATGTGACCACAGTGTTGACTGTTACTACGTCTTCTGTTGCAATAGTTAAAACAGTTCAAGCAGTGCATGACACGGCTAGTGCTGTCGATACTGATTTATTTATTAGAAAAAATGGAGCAGGGGCAGATGTTCAAATTGGCCATGAGTCATTAAATAAAGAAACAGTTGATATGTTAAAAAACACCTTGAATTTAGAAGCAGGAGATGTTATAAAAATGCAAGCAGGAACAGCAAATGAAATATCAGGTATTGTTAGTTATGCTTTAATAGACAGGTCACAGCAAAATGGATAAAGATATATTAAAAATAAATTGTACAACTACAGTGATTATTAGAAATACTAAAACCAATAAGGTATATAAAGACGAAGCAGAAAGAGATGCGGATATAGTAAATCCAAACACTATAACAACTGCAGCAGATATTGCTCAAGATGTTGAAATACAAGTGTCACCGAAAGGACTAAACGTTTTACAGAAAGTAATGAATCAAAATAATGACAAACCAAAATCCTAAAGGCGGAACAGAGATACAGTTTGAATATTTAAAAAAATACGTTGATCCTAAGTTATTGGATCAAGTTGAAATTTGTACATCTGTCCCTGAGAAAATTCCATTACATCCCACAAAGTTAAATATACTTTGGCAAAAAAATTCATACGATCAACCTAATATAGCCCCTTGGATGAGTGATAAATCTAATCATAACAAATATGATTGGTATGTATTCAATTCTCATTGGAGTCATGAAAAATTTAGAATGATGTATAACCTACCTAATCATAAATGTATTGTGATAAAAAATGGTTTAAGTAGAGATATAAAACAAGCTGCTCCTTACAAACAAGGACAACCTCTTAAAATTATACATCAAAACACACCCTGGAGAGGACTTTCAGTTCTACTAGGTGCAATGCAACTTGTTAAAAACCCTTTAATTACTTTAGATGTTTATTCATCCACAGAAGTATACGGTAAAAGTTTTTATGAAAAAAACGATAAAGCTTACGAGTCTTTATACGAACAAGCAAGAAATCTTCCTAACGTTAATTACATTGGATATAAACCTAACGATTATATTTTAGACAATTTACATAACTATAACATGTATGTTTACCCGAGTATCTTTGAAGAAACTTCTTGTATATCTTTATTAGAATCTATGGCCGCGGGCCTATATTGTATTACTACGAACTATGGAGCTCTATTTGAAACCGGTGCAGAATTTCCAATGTACATACCTTATGATGAAAACTATAGAGGACTAGCTGAAAAATTTGCTTATGGGATAGAAGCAGCAGCTCAAACTCTACATGACAAAAGTATTATTAATCATCTCGATTCTCAATCGAGTTATGCAAAAATTTATTACGGGTGGCCTAAGCAAGCATCTTCTTGGACTAAATTTTTAGAAGGAGCAATACAGCATGGGAAAGCCTAACGAACCTATATGGTTTAATGAAAACAAAGTCACTACACTTAATGCAGACACTTATCAAACGATAAAAACAAACAAAGTAGACTCAGGTACAGAGGTTGTAGAAATAAATTTAGGACGTTCTCCCCATAAAATTATGGTATGCACTCCCTGTCATAGCGATGTAAGTATGCATTACACTCAAGCGGTTTTAAAGTTTCAAATGGAGTGTTGGCAAAAGAAAATAATGGTAAGTTTTACTTTATTAAAATCCTCACTAGTAACCCAAGGAAGAAATTTATGTGTAGCAGAAATGTTGAATGGTCCTGAGAATTACACTCATTTATTGTTTATAGATTCTGACATAGATTTTAAAGCAAACACTATTTTTAAAATGCTTGAAAAAGATAAAGATATTATATCATGTCCTTACCCTATGAAAGATTTAAATTGGGACAAGATGTGGAGAAGAACTACTATTAAAGAAAACGCTGTTACAAACGCTGAAGAATTAGCTACAGCAGGGCACACTTTTCCAGTTAAAGTAAAAGATCCTCACTCAATAACAGTAGATAAAGGAGTTGTTGAGCTTACTCATGCTCCTACGGGATGCATGTTAATTAAGAGAGAAGTGTTTGATAAGATGATTAAAGCTTATCCCGAACTAGAAATTTTCCAACCTACTATCATTAACGGTAAAGAAGTCAAGAAAGACAATATGTATAT